GACGCAGGGTGTGTGAGAGAGTACAATTGACGAGATGTTTCCATCAAGTGTCACGCGTTCCTTTCGGTGCGCCGGTCTTTTCGAATCGAAGCCGTTCCCGTGTTACACTAACCTGCATGCAACAGACTTCGAACGCCACTCTCGCGACGACGGTCCACACAACCGCCGTAGGGATCATCCAGGGCAGCAAACCATGGTGGAAGCCAACCACCACTCGGGATAATCTAACCAATTAACAGGAGGCGGTCGTCCTTCCGCACTTATGGCCCTGTTGCTTACAAACTCGCTTATAACGAGCGAGCGAATTGTCCAAGCATTGGATGCATGAGTGTGGCACCCGCTTCGAGAGCAGTGCGCACAGCCGGCAACTTCACAGCCAAAGACACGGCCTCAAAGAACCCAAGTGGGTTCACAGGGGAAGCGTTGGACGCACTTGGTGTGACCAACTCTCCTTGGGCGGTGGTGGCTGAGATTCCAGCTAAGTATGGGCGTCCCTCAATATGGTAAACCAACTCAAGGTCGTATGAGGAGGTGGATCCTACCGCGCCTTGGAGACTGACAAACGATGCCTCGAACCCGTTAAGGTCGAGGAAATCAGCATTGCCGGTGATGGTGGCACCGGCAGCTGCCGATCCGGCAGTCTCCCAGCCGGTGGATTGTCCATTGGGACTACGAAACTCGAATGCTCGCGGATCAACTGGTCGTGGCACAATGTCGAACGCGACCTCACCCATTTCGAGTGCCGATCGAACTTGTGCCCCAGGATACTGCACGAGCAAGTTGGGAGCAATTTGGCCACCACCTGCAGATGTCTGTGGGATGCCCCATTCGGTGGTGGTTGCAGCTTGCGTCATGCCAGCATTGGTTGGTAGGATCGCACTTCCCACAGCAAAATCCTTGGTATGCCAAGTACTGCTGATGGGGTACGTACCCATGATGAACTTACCGCTAGCATTCGTCATGCTAGACATGTTGGTGACACGGAGTCCCATGCCGACAATGCGGTAATTGTCCAATTTGGCACCAAGTGACGTATCATTGATGCCCCAACGCGACTGGGTGAAAGTGGTGTTGTCGCCCCAAACGGTTGACACAAAGTCAGCGCTCACGCCCTGGGCGAGGAAAGCCGCAGTGACAACGTTTGGGAAAATGAATACGCTAGCAGCGCCTCCCGCATTTGCGGTGATAGTGTGCGTAGCTCGTATTGTGTAGGTGGCTGTGTGTGCTGCATACATGTCGGGCACTCGCGCGCCAACTGCATCCGGATGAAACGGATCAGAGAGCGCCAGCCAATACTGATGCACTGAAGGATCATCTCGCACTTGTTTAGGAATTTGTAAAGCTTTTCGTTTGCCTTTCGGCGTGGTCTTCTTGATTGTGTTCTTCGGGTTAGTCATTATTATCAAAAATTAATTGCGCCTCATCAATTATTGGTATGTTGGTGGGTGGCGAGGTTAGTGGGTCGTCACTCAACTGAAGAGAATCGTAATACTCTTCATACGCCAACTGCATGTCCGGTGTGACACCGAAAGCGGTATGGAAACTGACCCGTGCATCCTCTGTAATGTTACTAACAGAGGCGGTCAAATCTCCCATACGCTCCAACATGCCAGTGTTGCGGTGGATGCTAGTTATGTAGCGTTGGGATGCTAACGATGTGTTGCGACTGATGCAGCTGTAAAAAGCCTGCATCACTGGCATGCCCGACGCACAAGCAAGCCCACACCGCCCAACGGCATTGCGCCATCTACTGAGTCCTTTACTTCCAGATATTGGTGCCAAACACATAGGGTCTTTCTTCATACACGTGAGAGGATTTCGGAGCATGCGCCAAGCCTTACCATCCCAAACTGGTTGGGATTGGCAGAACTCAAGATGCTCGAATTCCGACGCGACGTTGTCTACACCCATGCGGAATCCCACAGTTTCGAACCAAGCGGTAATACCGCCTGTGAAAGGTGCAACATTGTCTCTCTCCATGATCACCACGCAGTCGTCGCCGTTGTTGGCAAGTTCCGCGTCTACCCCTAGTGTGGTGCAATAAGCATGCACCAAGCTACACATCAACAAACAATTGCCTAGTGAGGTATTGATGTCCCCACTTGCACGCGTACCTGTCACTTTGAACTTCACTCGTCCATCATCACAGTACGCCACGCCTGTCTGTCGAATTTGTTTGCTTAGCAACCTATCCAGCTCACTACGCTGCCTGGGCGTGGCACCAGCGAAAGCACCTTGGTAGAACGAATGTTCATACCGAAGCGCTGGTGGTGTCACATGCATGTCGTACTTAACCGCGTCTATGCTAACAGCAACAGGATCTTTAAATAGATCCCATTTAGAACGAATTATGGACGCTGCAACATACGCATCAAACCCTTTGATGACCGTTGCCTCAGTACGTGCCCCCCACGCGACATTAATGCCCGTGTAAAACAACTTCTCACTGCGTTTCAAATATCTCCCAAGCAGAAGATTATACCTGGGTGATCGTGGTTGGATGATACGTGGTGCCTTCCCTAAATCCTGTTTCTCGAATTTCGGGAAGGGCCTTAACACCGCATCGCGGCTACTGATCTTGTCCACGAGTAACGAGTTGTATGCGTTGAGGTAAACCCTATATTTGGGACCAGTGTAAAAATCAACCACCTCACGGATGGAATACACTTGTGCCAAGGGTGCCACAACGCGCACTACTCGATCTCTAAACGATTGCAGAGATTTGATGCTGAACGTATCTTGATTGACAGTGAGTGGGGGTTTGAATTGGTCCCCCGTCCAACAAAAAAAGTATCGCTCGAGCAACGCCTTCGAAACGGCGTCCACTCCACTATTGAACACACCCAGCCCGTGTGCAGGCCCAAGATGCGATACCATCTTGTACGACCTTTCCTTAACCAACTGTCCGTTACGTACCACCTCGATCGCACAACCCCTGCGAGAGCGTAACCTACAACTCAAATCGAGATAGAGGTCACATACCGCCGAGGTTCCAACATGATGCGTTGGACCCCCTCAGAAACTAAGGGTTGGGGGATTCCTTTGTCCCACCAACCACCGAGTTAGGCGTCCACGCTTCAATGCTTCTTTGCGCCACTGTGGCACCGTGTACCTCGAATCATCCTCGAAGAACACCTTCTCAACGTACAATGCGTTAACTCCGATACATTCTGGACGAACGTTCATTTCACGCATGATCTTGACAGCCAATTTGCGCACCAACGCAACATTGCCTGGCACGCTGCGGTCCTTAAGACCCAATCCGTGTCTACTTTCAATGACAACCACGACTTTAGCTACCAACTTAGGAACAACGCCTTGTCTGCCTGTTATGCCTTCAAGGTCCCGGGTGAGGATCTCCTCACTGTCGTTCTCAACTAAGAATTGCTGGGTATGCTCTCTGATAGTGGAATCCAATTCCCAATCATCAACGAGATCCCCATCGCCAATAAATCGCAGTGCCCACTTCGACACCCGATCCCAAACTGTCGGTGCGGGCGGCTCCCGCACGACATTCAACACAATCATAGGGTTGCTAGTTCGGTTAGCAACTTCGCCAAAAGCTGGGCATGACCCCGGGTAGGTCAGCATCAACAAACGTGACATGTTGTACGCAATAAAGATTTATTGGGCGATTTCCCAATTAC